ATCCTAATAGGGCATACACTGAGATGACAGGATTTAACTTTTTTCAACCATCAAAAGGATGGAGTAGTGGACCAACAGCATTATGGTTAGCATCTGATATGACAACTCATGATACTGTCTATATATTAGGATTTGATTTTGAAGGAACAGGCACATTAGTTAACAACATATATGCAGGCACACAAAATTACAAGGCAGCTACAGAAAAGGCAACATTTTACGGAAATTGGCTTAAACAAACAATGATTACTTGTCAAAATAATCCACAAAAGAGATATATAAGAGTGTTAGGGGAAGACTTTTTTACTCCTCCTGAGCTATCGAATATAGACAATGTAACTACTATGCACATAAGGGATTTCAAAAATTCTTTCAATATCTAGTAAAAAAAGCAAAATGGCTCGTTTTGAGCCTATATGTACCCACATTTCTGCAAATAAAGTAAATATATTATGACAGCCCATACCCATTCGGTATGTACAATTATTATAGGAGAGTAAAATGGCAGATCGCAATAAATTCGAACAAATGCTAGAACTACTTGTCAACGAAGACAAGGCAGCGGCAGAAAAATTATTCCACGAAATAGTGGTAGAAAAATCAAGAGACATTTATGAAGGTCTTTTAGAAGACGACAAAGATGTCGACGAAGCTACTGATGAAGAAGTTGATGAAGCTTCCGATGAAGAAGTAGACGAAACTACTGATGAAGAAGTTGATGAAGCTTCCGACGAAGAAGTAGACGAAGCTACTGATGAAGAAGTAGAAGAAAACTTTAACTTAGATGAATTTGAAGTTGAAGCTGATCCAGCTGATATGGGCGGAGATGCAACTGATGACATGATGTCAGATCTTGGCATGGACGACGAAGGCGGAGAAGGCGATGACGATATGGGCGATGCAGAAGATGATGCAGGCGTTGAAGATCGTGTAGAAGACTTAGAAGACGCACTAGACGACTTAAAAGCTGAATTTGAAAAAATGATGGCTGGCGATGACGAAGGCGAAGACGACATGGGTGGTGATGAGCCAGACATGGATGCAGATGACGGCGAAGAAGAGCCTGAAGAAGCATTTGCTTTTGAAACATCAGATGAAGAAGTAGACGAAGCATCAGATGAAGAAGTAGACGAAGCATCAGATGAAGAAGTTAAAGAGAAAACAAAGAAAACAGCTGGAGAAGAAATGCGTGAATACGTAGAGAAAGTTTCAGCTAAAATGGGTGACAATGGAGCAAATACAAAAAGCTCTATAGCTAACCCAAATAATATGGGCGGCACTGCTGGTAATTTGAACCAAGGTTCAGAAGAAAATGGTGGCGATCATACTGGTCTAGGTGACGCAAGTCCAAAAGACCAAGACGGCGGCAATATTAATGTACCAGGCGGGAAGGCTTCTAAATCATTAAAAGCACAACCAGGGCATGGCGCAGAGAAAAAAGGCAAGCCAGAAGCAGCAGCTGATAAGAAATCACTTATCGGTGGCAAGTAAGTTAAGGAAGACTAGATGAACTACTTACGAGAGAACTTGACATTCGACCAGTCCGGAATAGTACTTGAGAATACTAACGAGGGTAAAGACCTTTATATGAAAGGTATCATTATCCAAGGTGGTATTCGGAACGCTAATCAAAGAGTGTATCCTGTATCCGAAATAGGCAGGGCTGTCAAAACTCTCAACGATCAAGTGTCTGGAGGATATTCAGTTCTCGGAGAAGTTGATCATCCAGAAGGTCTTAACATAAACATTGACCGTGTAAGCCATATGATAACTGAATGTTGGATGGATGGCGATAACGGTTATGGAAAACTAAAAGTATTACCAACTCCTATGGGGAACTTAGTTAAAACAATGCTTGAAGCAGGTGTTAAACTAGGTGTTTCCAGTAGGGGCTCTGGTAATGTTAGCGAAGATGGAAGCGGAAACGTTTCCGACTTTGAAATAATCACTGTGGACGTTGTGGCTCAGCCCAGCGCCCCCGGTGCATATCCAACACCAATATACGAACATTTAATGAATGCACGTGGGGGGATGAAGGCATACGAATTTGCACAGGCAACAAAAGAAGACCCAAAGGCACAGAAGTATCTTAAGGAATCACTGATTAACATAATCAGTGGACTCCAATAAACTAGGAGACAATGGTATGATAGATGCACTAAAAACACTTTTTGAAAATGACGTGGTATCATCCGAAATTAAGGCTGAGATTGAAGAAGCATGGACGCAAAAGATTCAGGAAAACAAAATGCAGGCAACTGCTGAGTTACGTGAAGAATTTGCAACAAAGTATGAGCATGATAAAGAGACTATGGTCGAAGCTATCGACTCTATGCTTTCTGAGCGACTTCAAGTAGAGATTGCAGAGTTTACAGAAGATCGTAAACAACTTGCAGAAGCAAAAGCAAAATATGCTGTTGCCCAACGTGAGAATGCAAACTTACTCAAAGGTTTTGTTGCTGAGCAATTAGCAACTGAGATCAAAGATTTACATTTAGACAAGAAAGTTATGGCAGAAAATTATGCTAAACTTGAAGAGTTTATTGTAGAGGCCTTAGCAGGTGAGATATCCGAGTTCCAAGAAGACAAAAAAGACTTAGCAGAAACAAAAGTACGTTTAGTACGTGAAGCTAAGAAACACTTTGCTAAAGTCAAAACAGACTTTATCGAAAGAAGTGCAACAGCAGTATCCGAAACAGTTAGTAAAGCTCTTACATCAGAGATTCACCAGCTTAAAGAAGATATTGACACTGCACGTAAAAACGACTTCGGTCGTAAGATCTTCGAAAGCTTTGCATCTGAATATGGTACTAGCTACCTAAATGAAAATTCAGAAACTGCTAAACTTCTTAAAGTTGTGGACTTAAAAAACAAGCAACTACACGAAGCAAAAGCATTTGCAAAGAAAGCGAAACTAATTGCAGAATCAACAGCTACTGAAAAGAAGCGTATTGTTGAAGCAGCAACAAGAAAAGACTTAATTAACGATATGATGGCGCCTTTGGCAACAGATCAACGTGAAATTATGACAGATTTACTGGAATCAGTTCAAACAGGGAAGTTAAGAACTCAGTTTGATAAGTACCTACCAGCGGTTATCGACGGTAATACACCAGCTAAGAAGGCAACAAGATTAACAGAAGGCACAGAAGTTACAGGCAACAGAGATAACAACAACAACACTAGTTCACAGCAAGCACTCGAGGATAACAATAACAATGTTATTGATATTAAACGTTTAGCTGGTTTAAATTAAGGAGATAATTATGTCAGAACTACTAGAAAGTCGCTGGCAGGATACGAAAACTGCACTTTTGGAAGGCCTATCAGGCAACAAAAAAGGTGTTATGGCTACAACCTTAGAGAATACCCGTAGGTATTTGTCTGAGACAGCTGTCGCAGGAACAACATCCGCCGGTAATGTCGCAACTCTTAACAGAGTTATCCTACCCGTCATCAGACGTGTAATGCCAACCGTTATTGCTAACGAATTAGTTGGTGTTCAGCCTATGACTGGTCCTGTGGGTCAAATCCACACACTCCGTGTTCGTTATTCAGAAACAGCTGGTACAGGTGCATCTGGAGCAACAGCAGGCGAAGAGGCTCTAAGCCCATTCAAAATTGCTGAAGCATATTCAGGTAACACTACAACCGGTAAAGCTGATAACACAGCGGCACTTGAAGCAGCAGCTGGAAACAAGCTGTCAATTCAAATCTTGAAGCAGACTGTTGAAGCGAAAACTCGTAAGTTGAGTGCTCGTTGGACATTTGAAGCTGCCCAAGACGCACAGTCAATGCACGGTATTGACGTTGAAGCAGAAATCATGGCTGCTTTAGCACAAGAAATTACTGCTGAAATCGACCAAGAAGTATTAGCATCGCTAACTACTCTTGCAGGTACAGCAGGACAAACATATGATCAAGCTGCGGTATCTGGTACTGCTACTTTTGTTGGTGACGAGCATGCTGCTTTAGCTGTTCAAATCAACAGAGTATCAAATCAGATCGCACAGCGTACACGTAGAGGCGCAGGTAACTGGGCTGTTGTTAGTCCTTTTGCACTAACAATTCTACAATCTGCTACAACTTCAGCGTTTGCAAGAACAACTGAAGGCACTTTTGAAGCTCCAACTAACACAAAGATGGTTGGTACTTTGAACAATGCAATGAAAGTTTATGTTAACACATACTCTGCAGATAACGCTAACGTATTGATCGGTTACAAAGGCTCTAGCGAGTCTGATGCGGCAGCATTCTATTGCCCATACATTCCGCTAATGTCCTCAGGTGTAGTACTGGATCCAGGTACATTTGAACCAACAGTAAGTTTCATGACACGCTATGGCTATATTGAATTAAACAATACAGCATCATCGCTTGGTAATGCAGCTGACTATCTTGGTGCAGTAGCTATTGAATCAGGAAACGTTAACTTTAGTTAATTTTTCTTTGGTAAGATTAAAATAGGCCCTTTAGGGGGCCTATTTTTTTGACTAGATAATATAAGGAATACACATGGACGTAGTATTAGTAGTAGGTTTGTTTTTAACCTTGTTTATATTCGAACCAGGTAATGAAAAGATAAACGCTTATTGTAAGCAAGCAGTAATAGATAAAGAGTTTGAATCTCGAAAGTTGTGTTGGGATTATTATACAGATTATCGTGAAGATATTCCAAATTAAATGTAATTTAATGGTTGACAACTATTCCTTTTAGTGCTATTATATATGTATAGCTTAGGAGATATCCTTTAGTTAGATAGTGCAAGGAACAAGCAACCGCAGCGTTGTGAACTTGGCTAGCACCTGTAGTGGGACTGTATGAGCGTAGAGATACGAAGATATAGATTTTGGACTTAACGGTTCGATGTTAGGCTCTCCGAACTTAGAAATGAGTTGCTAAGGAGTTGTTGGTAATCATTAATCCCAACCTATCACCTTATTTAGAAGTCCATCACACACTTTTTCTTTTACTCCTAATGATAAATACATTGTCAAAGAGAGAACCTCTATGATGAGGACTTATGCGGACCCACCGTGTAGACCTAGAACGTCAACTTATTAAGGAGAAAACAATGGGAAGACCAATTAATAAAAAACACATCGGAGACGGTGCTGGAAAGATTCAAGTAACAGCAGTGAGATTTGCAGCCGGCGCAGAAATAGCAGCGGCAACAGAGTCACATATTGTGTCACAGCGTTCAACTAACAAGTTTAACGTTACTGACGGAACCAAGACTGAAGTTTGTACACTAGTTAACAAAACACCTGGAGCATTAGCTGCAAGTGAATTTTGCATTAATATTGCAGACAGTGCAGGCGTTACTAAGCAAGTTACAAAACTTCGCAACAGAACAATGCAAGTTGAAGGTGGTACTGCAACTGTAGGAAATGCCAAATGGGCTAGAACAGCCGCAGGCAAAAGTGCAGCACAGGAAAGACCAATCACAGGTGCAACAGCAGCTAATCCAGTTGTTATTACATCTAACGGTCACGCTCTTGCAAACGGAACTAAAGTTTCGATTCGCGGAGTAGTTGGCATGGTTCAGCTTAACACTGCAACTTCATACACAGTAGCAAGTACTGATACTAACACTTTCGCATTAGCAGGTATAGACGGTAGTGGATTTACTGGATATACATCAGGTGGTGTAGCAACAGTAGCAGCAACAGAAACTGGCGGCATTGTAGTCGACGCTCAAGCTACATAATAGGATATATTGAATGTCTAAGTACGTAAATGTACCTACAGGAAATTATAGCGTTATAGTCCAGGATAATGGGACTATAACGCTTGATACTGGCTTCCAACAAGGAACTACAACTATTACCGGTAATTTAGTTGTACAAGGTGATACCACTACAGTAACTTCTCAGAATTTAAATATTAAGGATAATATTTTAACACTTAATACTGGAGAAACTGGCGCAGGTATTACACTTAATGATTCTGGTTTAGAAATGGATCGTGGTACATATGTTAATGCGTTATTTACATTTAATGAAGATATAACATGGTCAGATCCTGTTACAGATACAACAAAAACAGGCGCCTTTGTTTTTAAAGATGCAAACAAC